TTGGTTTCTAAAAAAAAGAAGGGCCGCCCCAGTAAAGGAGCGGCCCTTGCCATGATATAATAGATGATTTCAGGTAGGATTAGTCTTCCTTTGCAAGCTTTGCAAAGTAGCTAAGGGTATCATCCTCTTTTCCTTCGTCATCGTCACTGTCTGCCTCAACAGGCTTAAATGATTCCCTCTGCGGTGCTGCAGCAGGAGTTGCAGCATACCGAGGAGCAGAAGCAGTGGTATCAAGCTCAACCGATTCAGCAGTTGAAAGAACCTGGCCTTCTTCACCCAGGACTTCATGAAGCTTACGCTTCAATTCATCATAGGACTTGTAATTCTTTGCATCAGTGAATTCCTTCAGCTGATTCAATTGATTATAGGTCTGTTCAAGCTTTGCTTCATCACTGCCAAAGAGGGGTGAAACAGCAGAGAATTCGGATTTGTCGTAGTTACGGTAACCTTCAACATTACGAATCTTCAGTTTGAAATCCGCACCAGCCCAGAAGTCAAACGGATTGACTGGCTTTTCATCCTGGAAAGCTGGTTGCATAAGATCCAGCATCTTGTCGAAGATTTTCTTACCGAACTTATAAAGGAAAACCTTTCCGTCATTCGCAGGGTTGGCTGGATCAGAGATTACCAAAATGTTCGTGACATAGTGGAGACGGCGCTTACGTGAACGTACGAGATCTTGATCTTCCTGACGTCCAGTTGCCCAGAGTTTAGTATTCAGCTCGCCGACAGGATCAGGCTGACCGATCGAGGTGAGAGAATTTTCGATGTACCAACGACCACTTGGGCCCTTGAAACCATGGTCCCAATAACGGACCCATGGGAGTTCCTCACCTTTCGGGGTGGGAAGGAAACGAATAACGGCATAACCATTACCCGCCTTGTCTACGGTTGGAGACCAGAAACGATCATCAATATAGGATTTCTTCTCTTGGATTCCTCCAACTTTTTGGGCCTGGGCGGTAAGCTTGGTGATTTCGTTTGCACGATTCTTTTTGAGATCTGCGAATGACATAGTATTTTTAGTATTGAGGTTGTATGAGTAACGTATATGATAGTATCACTTATTCCCTATTTGTAAACCTTAAAAGCACGATTTCTCGTAACTTTTTTATGTCTACTTTCTGTTTGAGGAATGGCTTGAACTTTAGAACTTTTTTGGAAAACTCGGGCCATAGAATGGTCTCCGTAATCTTTGAGCGTTTCATAAAACCCACCATAATGTCGAGAACTACTAAGGTTTCAAGCTCAATAGTTTTGTCCATCACCAATGACGCAATTCGTGGATGCGCTCCATTCTCAGACTTGAATAAGTCATCGAATGAAAGCCCATTACCCTTACAATGCCCCACCAGTCTGTCTACTTGATCCGCAAAGAAATAACTCATTGACTCTATCCTTTTCAGATAGAACTTGTAGTTATCCTCTGCAGATTGTTCTACTAGATTTCCCGCCCAGCACTTACTCGTATCCAAGGATGCAAAGTTTGCCACCAGGAAGTCAATCAAAATTTGTTTGTCAGGATACTTCTTGGCCAATTTAGCAAAGAAGTATTTGTCCTTACGTTGAAAGAACGACTTCTGTTTGGCAGAAGTCTTAAAACTGTATTTAATTGCATCATAAGAGTCACTCTCAAAATGCAGTTTAATACTAGTATATATCAGGTAGGCGTCCCAGGACTGCATTTTAAATGAAACTTGAGAGCGAATTGCTTTTGGGTAAGAGGTTTGATGACATTGCCTCTGCTTCAATCTTTGATTTTAAAGCAGGAGAAATAAGCTTGCCAATATCCAATGGATCGATCTGACGTTCCTCACAAAAATGAAGTACCGCCTCCATGTAGGTCATGTGTTCTTTAGTCACAAGACCTTCAATGATCAGAGCAAGGGATTGTTTGGTGAGGATGTTATCGAGCATGGTAGTATTAGCGGTGAAGTTCTACTCGCTGAATACGGTAGTTAATAGTTTCTTCTGGAAGATTCATGTCCTTCATCATTTGAATTCGCTCAGGCGAATTATCTGATTGATAGTAGTACATGATGCCATAGACGAAAGCGCTGTTCTTGTATCGATTAAAATTGAGGAGCTTCTCAATCTGAGACTCAAAGGTCATATCCGAATAGAACTTCGGCGTTAGATTCGTCTCACTCTTGGCTTCAAGAGGATACAATTCGTTTAGTTTCGATAGAACTGATTCTTTACTACCGACAATTACGGATGCCATTCGAGCAATGGCCATAACGTCGTGTGGTTGTGTTACTGGAGTGTCCATAGTTTATAGTATTCTGAGGAGCACAATGTCACCATTGATACGTCCATTTGGTTTTGCAATCTTTGTTGTGAGTTGTACCCATGCCTTTTCAAGTTGTTTCTCTGTGCTTCCTACGGCAATAGGAATGAATTCGTCGGGCTTGCGGAGACGGATGCAACGGGAAGCCACCTCATCAAAGTTCTGAATAGTGGTACCCTTGACAATAAAACCACCTGTTGCAGTGGCAACATAGTCAAACAGTATTCGAGTCTTTACGTTAAAGGCAAGGAGCCGATAGGCTCCCACAACCCGAATAGGATTGATGGAGGTAATCTTAAACTCCTCACTGTGCTTGAGGTACTGGAGCTTTGCAATCTGCTTTGTGGCAGCCGTGGGCTTCTTCTCACGCGGTGCTTTGGCAGCCTTGACGCTCGTCTTAAACATGGTGAGATCATCAATCATTGCCGACAGAGCATCAATGCGCATGAGCAGCTGCTTCTTGGTATAGAAGCCATAGGCTTCAGCAAGGTACTCGCTGGCGCCCGTGTGGGCATCAGTCATTTCGTTCAGCAACTTCTTAAGGTAATCTTCCACAAAGGTGCATGCTGCAGCAGGAAGTTCGTACTGCTGCATCGTTTTATACACTGGAATGACTCGTACTTCATTGCCCGAGTCGCACCATTCATCCATAAGCACATCAAGATCCATAATCATGGTCCGCGTGCATTTGGCCTTGAGGCGATCCATTGGAGAAATACCGGTCGGCTTTTCAGCAATAATAGTTTCCACTGCATCCCGATGTTTTAGCTTTTTGCCTTCAAAGATTGAAGTGGCAATCGCTTCTTTCACAAAGATGTCGCAGGCAATCTGAGGTAATGCATCGCCTCGAAGTGACTTGAGATAGTCATTGATTCCAGGATGAAATGTTGGCATTCCTTTATTCATGCAAGTACAAAGAGTGCCTGTCGTCATACCAGGAGAATAATCTGGAGCAGCTTTCACGGCAGAAATGTCTTCCTTGGTATAACCGTTATTTGTCATCCATTCCAGAACGGCTGGCTTGCTGTCCTTTGCGGTGGAGTAATAGTTGTAGAAATTAAAGGACCGAGAATACTCCTTCCAGAATTGTTCCACAGGCCAAGTCTCCCAACCATCCCAGATAGGTTCCTCGCCAGTGTAACGCGAGTCAACCGCAGCAATGCCATGGTTCGACTTGCGCCCCTACTTGCGGTTCTTCGCCGCAGCAGATTTGAGTATGTGATCGACGGACATGGTGTTTACAGTGCCGTCTCTACTTTGATGGAGGTAACGGAATCCACTCGGAAAGAACGCCAGCCCTCATTCTCAACGTCATAGACGCGAATGGCATCTTCAGACAGATTCAGTTTCTTTTCACCTTTGGGCATAAGATCTGCAGGAATGAGATCCGGACTCAGAGTTGAGCGAAGTGCTCGAGCAGTACCATCAAGCTTGGTAAAATTAATGACAAGAAGCGGATACTGTTGCAAGGCTTCCTTGATTTCTTGGTGTGTGTATTTTTGCATTGTGTAGATATATTAAAGTGAATTCAGTCAAATGTAAACAACAAAAGCATCGTTTCAAAGGAGCCTACTCAAAGAAGATTCTTTATAAGAGATAAACCACCATAAGTGGTCGTAGTTGATCGATGATCTACTTCTGAGTGAAAGTAAGCTCTTTTGAAACGATGCTTTCAGAGGTTATTTATTACTTTAGGTTTTTGTAGACCTTGGCCCAGTAGGCTTCAAGGTTCTTTTGCTTGGTGTCGGACATTGGAGAAGCCACTCGACTCCAGGCACCACCCCCACCGTTCCAGATGAAGCCGAGTTCTTTCTCAGTCGCTTTACGATTCGTGGTTTTTTCGATGTGTTTTGCGTAGAAATTCAGAACACCTCTGGCAACTTCACGGGCTTTTACCTCATCAAACATGTCCTCATGTCTGTAATTGTTACCCGTGATGCGGTTAAAGTCTTTGACCATCACCTCGTGAATCTGAAGGATTCCAAGGGCTTTGCCATTGTCGCCTACAGCGGAAGCATTGCCCCTACTTTCGGTACGGACAAGGGCTTCAACCAAGCGGTCGACATTTTGAGCCGAAACGGTGACGGTAAGAGCCAAAATTGCGAGGATATATTTAACCTTCATTATGATACAATCATACAATATCCAGCGCGAAAGTAAATCACAAAGAATTACCTAAGTTGTTGATAACCTTACATCGTCCAATAAAGTTCGCCGGAAGGGTCGCAAGAATGAGGAGTATCCACTGGAATCTTCACAATGGTACCAGTCATCAGATTTTTGACCTCCTTGTAGTCCGTGTGAGTCACATTCCGCTTAAGCATTTTCTGCTGGCGAGAAGAGAATTCCTTGTAACTGACGATCTGAGTGCTGCCTTTCGCATCGCCCTTTGAGACGATGATCGTGATGGCAATACCGTTGTTCTTGATGATTGGAGAATAAACTCCCTTGTAGGTGATAGCTTTCATTATGATACAATAATACTTAAAATTTAAGGAAAGTAAAACAAATAGAATGACCTAAGTTGTTGATTAGCAATTAAGGTTAAAATTACTTGACAAACTCACAGTTAAATACCGATGGGAAAAGCTCGCGCTGGCAGAGATCGCCCTTCACATACATACGGCCCGAACTACCGGCGTGCTGAGGCTCGCTCCAGTTCAGGACCTCGAACTTCTCTCCGCGAAAAGAGGTAACCATATCGCCGATCTTGACCGATTGCTTTGTTCTTGAATTAATAAGTTTCATTATGATACAATCATACAATACCCAGACTAAAAGTAAAACACTAAGAATGTCCTAAGTGATTGCTAATCAACAATCATTTTGAAGTAGCTCTAAAAACTCCATCCCAGGATGGTCCAGGATCCGCTTTTTCTAGGTCATCAATGCGTTCCAGCATCATGTCGTAGTAATCATCGAGGAAATCCATGTGAGCTTTCAGGTCAATTCCTAATTCTCTTGCTTTTCCCCAATTGCGTTCCCGATAGTAAGTCATGAAACTGTCATGGGATTTACTGTAGACGCGTGTTCCTTTTTCAAATACCGTGTAAATCTTCACGCCTTCCTTCTTACCCTTTACCGCAATGCAATCTAGTTCTAGCGTGGGATACACGTCCTTCACATATCCTTGGGTAATGGGACCAATTACAAATTTCACTCCGTACGGTTTTGACTG